TTACATTTTCTACTGAGTTAGGTACGGGACAATCTGGAAGAGGAGAATACACTCAACTTCTTAACATTGGTTACAAATGGCCTTTAAAATTTAAGAAGAAGTCTAATTAAATTCTTTTAAATAAATATCAATCACATCTTTTGTTTTCTGTAAGTCTTGTTCAAAGTTACCTTTTCGTCGGCATCTTACAATTCGTTTAAGTATGTCAAATTCATAAGCATTAAGTTCCCAATCCGTTGCAAATTTGTATAGACTGTCTTTGCCTGTATAATGTTTTTGTGTGTGTATCGAATCTCCTTCGAAATCGATTGTTTCGCCTTGTTTATTTACAAACATTTACTTTATCCCTTTCATCATTTTTTTCTTCTCTGCTGCAGTATACCCGTACAATGTTAGTATACGGTCACACGCATCTTTATTTAACAATTCTAAATATTCAGTAGCTTCACTTTTGCTTACTTGATAATGTTCTGCTAATTGATTNATNAACTTTNCATCATACTTGTCAGACTTTTTGCCTTTAACATATTTTGCAAATGCTTTATTATTAGGGAGCAGATCGTGATACAACTTATACGTGTCTCTAGGTTTTAATTGACCTATAGTATAGCATTGAAGTTCATTGACAAGATCCGTTAACTCCATTCTCATTGAAAGCCAACGATTCACAATAAATGGAGAGAACTTTTTCTGTTCTATATCCGTCCACTTGTCCCAAGCTTTCTTTTTGCTTGTTATACCTCCGATAAAATCAAATATTGTTGCCATTATAATTTATATTTTTTTCGCCATTTAGATTCAAAGTCAGGACCCATACCCATTTCTAATATTATAGCATTTTCTGGGATACCAACCAATTTTTTTGCTGTTAATATGTCGTCAATGCTTTTACGTTTATATGTTTTAATTTTTGTCTTTGCATTGCTACGATTACTGGTTTTAAAAACAAGTGTAATAGTGCCTTTATGTGGTTTTTCTGCCATATTTTTTTATTATTAACTTAAGGTTTATATGTGTTAAATTTTCATAATTTGCTACAATTATATCAATTAAATTGATATGAGCAAAATGATCTGGACATAGTCCTATTACGTGTAATACTTCATGCATATTATTGATTTGCTGATTCTAATTGATTTTCATTGAATATATGTAATAGTCCAAATTCATCCATTTCTCCTACAATTCGAATATCTCCTTTAAGGGTTGTAAATACTCCTACAATTGTACATGGAAATGCATATCCTTTTGGCTTTATTGCCTTGTCACCTACTTTAAATTTACTTTTCATTATATCCTTATAATTCATTCATAATATTAACAAACATAGCCATTATGTTTATTTCTTTGTCTACTACTGTTGCATCTTTAAATTGTGCTTCTGCTATAATCAATATGATCGCTGCAATGTGTCCTGTAGCAAACTCTTCTAAATTATCATATAAAAATGTATACATTGGCGTAAAGTCTTTTACTTTGCTATCTGCAATACATTTTCTGATCTTGTTAAAAGTTGCTTTTTTGTCTTTAGCTGTTTTAAGCATCTCCAACACTTCAGTCATATAATTTGCTTGTATTGCACTTGCTTTGTCTAATTGCAACACACCATCTACCACAGAAGCTTGAGCAGCATTTAATGCTCTTCTTATATCCGGATATGATGCATTGATAATTGCAGCAATATCTTGAATGTCATATGTTACACCTTTTTCTTCTAATACAGTAACCAATCGCTTTGCTACATCTGTTTTATTAGGAGGCGTTATTGCAAATGTCTGGCATCTGCTTTGTATTGGGTCAATAATCTTTTCTACATAATTGCATGTTAATATGAATCGGGTAGTTTTGCTATACGTTTCCATTAGGTTGCGGAGAGCTGCTTGAGCATTTGGTGTCAAATAATCTGCCTCATCTAATATCACAATCTTCCAACGCTTAAATCCTACGGTTGATGCATATCGCTTAATCTTGTCTCGTACGGCATCTACCGAGTTTTCGTCGGATGCATTGATATACATTACATCTGATTCTACACTATTAGCAATAATTTTTGCTAGGGTAGTTTTACCAGTGCCTGCAGGTCCAAAGAACAATAAATGTGGAACATCACCATTCTTAATGAATATTTTGACTTTGTCAATAATATGCTCATTACCAATATATCCATCCATTGTGTCGGGTCGGAAGGATTCTACCCATAATGTATTTTCTGTTACTCCAAACATAATTTATTTATTTATTACCTGTCGATCCAAATCCATGATCGCCTCGTTTAGTACCCGTTAGGCTTGTTACTGGATTCCATTCTATTTGTTCTACCTTATTCATTACCAATTGGCCGATGCGTTCTCCTTTTTGCAAGAACACTTGTTCATTTCCATGATTAATCAAAATTACACCAATTTCTCCTCTATAATCTGCATCTATTGTGCCAGGACTATTAATTACAGTTATTCCTTTGCTTAAAGCCAAACCGCTACGAGGTCTAACCTGAATTTCATAGCCAATTGGAATTTCAACGCATAAGCCTGTTTTAACTAATAATCTATGACCTGGATTGATAGTTGCATCATGATTAGATCTTATATCACATCCAGCTGCACTTGCAGTTTCTGCTATAGGCAATTTTATACCATTGTCGTTTACTACTACGTTAACTTGCATATTAATTCTGTAATTGTACCAACCAATAATTAGACTCAAAATCTGTACCTGCAAAATCTATTCTAGACAAACCTTGACTCGATACATGCATTGTGCCTTTATCGCCTTTATTTGCAACTAAAACTTCTTTTAATTTATCTGCACTAAAACATATTGGATCTAAATCACCTTCTGCAGTTGTGCCAATAGAAAATGTAATATTATCTGAATTAACGGTTGAATAGTTAATAATAAATTTAATTTCGCCGTTGACTACTTGCACTGCAAAATTCTTTGCATCTGGTAATGCATTTTTTGCTTTAATAAATTTAGTTACAAATTCATCGTCTATTGGCAGAGTCACTTCATATGGTGGCTCAGCATTGATAGCGGGAACTGCAGGAATAACGGTTGTGTCTGCTAACATGAAAGTTGCTTTAGTGCTTCCTTCACTAATTTTCATAGCATAGTTTTTACCGGCAGCATCTTGCACATCTATATCGATGTTTTCGCCAACTGCAGACAACATTTTCATCAATGCTCCTGTATGATTGATACCCAATTCTCCCTTCATAAAAGGAGTCGTTTTCCATTGCAGTTTCCCAACCACAGTTTGATCCATGTCGATAAGTTCGCAACCTACCCCTGTTTCATTTTCTTTTAGTATTACCGCTTCGCAATTACCTGCAAGATAATAACGATTGATAAATGATTGTAATTTACTTTTTTCCATTTGTATAACCTAATTAAAATTTAAAAAATTTCTCGAATTGTTTAGCATCGGTAGTTGATATACTATCTCCACCAAATTTCTTGTATGTCTTTTTATATGTTGCATATACATTCATTGCATTGTCTGGATCTGCAAACATTTCGTGTAAAGACAAAATAACATTGAATAATTCCTTTGGAATAGCCGTTTCTAACAATTCAACGTGATTGTGTGTTAATTTATTGATATCTTTAACAATTTCACAATATAGATGCGTATTATGCACTACCATTCTCGGCATACCTTCTTGTGAATATCTGTCTAATCCAGTTGCTGTCTGTCCACCTAAATATTCATATGTAAAATCATTACATGCTGGACAACCCATACTACAAGGAACTTTTTTAGTTTTATCAATGGATATGACTCCATCTTTACCTTGTTTAACATGAGTCTTTCTGCGATACTCAGCATTTTTTGGAAAATATAATTCCGTGAATGTCTGTGTCTTATAGTTGCCAGAATGAAGATATGTTCCAAATACTGGATATTGTCCTGGTGAAGATGAATCAGACATCAATTGTATTCGACTGTCAGTCATTTTATTCAATAACTCTTGTAATGTTGCCAATATAAAAAAATCTGATATTTTGCTTATACCTAATAAATGAATATATTCTACATGTTTCTTTTCAAACTCTCGTTCTTTAAGCATTAGTGCAATTACATACATAAAGTCTACTAATTTTTTAGGACCTCCTATACACCAACCTTTAAAGTCAAAGTCTTTGAACTTGTGATACCACTCTTTGTATTCTTCACTAAATGTACCCTGAATAACATTTAAGAATTTTGTCTTACCGCTTTGATGCTTTTCAAAATATTTAAAATTGTCAAATGATATATCCATTGAGTCCTGAAATCGATTTTCAAATGTAACTCTAGGTGGAATATCTAAATTTGCTGCTACATCACTATTAGCTTCTAACCAATGAAATATCTTTTCTCGAATTGTGCTATCCCATTTAAGAGCACCAGTAGCAATCTGGAANCCTCCTGANTCACCAAATACAAATGTACCATCATCTAATCCCAATTGATCTCGAAAATCCATTTTCTTGTAATGATGTCCTGCCGTTACCAAAAAGTATGGATGTCTCCATTCTTCTGGATATTCTTTAGCAAAGAATCGCATTGTAGTACCATCTTCAAATTTTGTATCCTTTTTAAATGCAGATACCATGCTACCTGCCGATAATGACGGTATATATAAAAACTCTTTTCTATCCATTTTGCTCCTGTTCTAATAAATGTTTGCAATATGCTTCTTCATGCCACACATTGATTTCTTTGTTATAGTCATTTGCTATAATATAACCTTCCATTCGACGACCTAAATCTGATACAATTGGAAATCTCATAGTTTGAAAGTTATTGCCTCGTTCAATTACATGATCAAATGTCTTTAAACAATCGTGCACGTCAAATGGCTGATATAACTTGTCTTGTGGTATAAATTCTGGAAATGATCTAAAATTTGGATACACAACATCACAACCAAACAGAGTAGCTTCCAATATTGTCCAAGAGACATAATCTTGAAGAGCTGAATTAAATTGTATTCGAGCTGTGGATAATTGTTCATAATATTCTTGTTTAGTCAAGTTATGCATACAAACAAATCTAGGTTCTCGTTTTTCTAGTTCATGCATGGCTCCTATTACTCCAGGCACCGAAGATCTAAATTCTTTGCCGGATGTAGTAACGTGCCATGTCCACTCAGGATTATCTGCTAGAAATGCTTCTGCTACTTCCAACATAAAAAACGGATTCTTTTCTTTGTCTAATCTGCTTGAATATACCACAGTATTTTGTCGTTGATCTAATGGATGATAATTTGGATTCTTGTCTAATGCCATTTCTGCATGTAATGGAAGTGACACAACGTGTATTGGGGCTTCAAATCCTGCTTGTCTGAGTTGTTCTTTATGAATAGTAGATCCTACAAATATTCCTGTCATTCGTTTGTCTAATCCTAATTCAAAACCACGCATCCATGAACGCATTGGATACACAAAGTCATATTCGTCTACACTTTGTGCGTGAAGCATTGAATAAAATTTCAAATCAATACCATACAAGTCAATNGCATATAATATAGACTCAATACCCGGATGCCAATAGTCTTGAAGAAATATGATATCGCCATCTTTTACTTCTCCACGATTAAGCATATCTAAAAAGTTAGCACATTGACTCATTGCAAATTTGCCTCTGCCTACGGCGTCAAGTACCACTCCAATCTTTATTTGCTGATCGGGGTCAAACTCTCCTTCAATGTCTATAAACTCTAATTGATCTGCATATGGCTTGAAAGTAGCCGGCATCCATTCTTTTGATAGCTGATATGTATATCTAGCTTTTAGTGGCTCTAGTCCAAAATAAAATAATTTTCTCATCTTTCTATTATTGCTCCGTTTTCCCAATCTTCCCATACTTCTACTTTATATAAATTTTCATTTTCAGAATGAGTTAATATCCAATCTCCAATATCTTCACAGCTCATTCTACCAAATTCTAATATACTACCACCAAATGTAACTCTTAATTGTCTTTTTAATTTTCGTTGCATTAAAATAAATTCTTCATCTCTGTCAGAGTGAGTTACATAAGCATAACATCGAAATCCAAATTGATGTCGGTGTCTGTCTGATAAAAATGCTACTTCCGGAAACACTTCTTTAGCTTCTGGCCAACAATGAAAGCCTTCTGCGGTAAATGATACTACTACACTATATTTCATATTTCTTCGTCAAATTTATAGTTATCTGGCTTAATTTCCATCATATTGCATTTAGTAACCTGATGCACACGATACCAACCGGCATCTACACTGAATGTATCTGTGTCTTTTAATTTTTGCAATGCTTCGTCTTGAATACGATATATAACATGACATCGATTAAATATATCTGGAGGTAGATTTTCTAATACGGATTCATTAGCTTCTACAGTAATTACACTATTTGTAGTGTCTAATATTACCCTAATTGGGTCATATAGATTTTGTTTATTTTGCCATTTATCCGAATTCTTAGCAGACATCATATATTCTATTGTAAAATAATAATGTGGATATTCTCGTAAATATTTTACATCAATACCATCTCCTATGTTTCGAACAAAGTATGTCATCATATCTGAGTAGCGACCTTCTACTTCTCTACCGCGCCATTGATCTTTTCCGTACATATAACTTTTTTATTTATTATAATAAATTTATTCTTATTTTCCAAAGGAAAAGAATTTATTCACTGTATTATTTTCTGGTAATTTACCCCAATTCATTGCTGCAAAGAAATCATCTAGTTTACCTTGAAGATCACTTTCAAACATTTTTTGTCTGTCAATGTATTTTTCAACAAATTCTACTATTTCGGGTGGATCATTGTAACCTCGAAGTGCCATAGTTTGAAACCCCATTGGATTGTTTCGAAGATATGCCCATTTTATTTTATCACCATTTTTTATGTCTACTTCATCTGACTTTAATCTGCTTAACATATCATTGAAGTTTATAGCTGACTTTACATGAGCAGGAGTGCCCTTAAGATATCCAGTAAACGGCTTGCGTCCTTTAATGTACTTAGAAACTTCCTTGACTCCAGTATTTTTCATTACATTTAATATTTCAGAATTTTGTATAGATTCTTTAAAATTAAATATTAAGTCAGAGGTTGCAGTTTTGCTTTTTTCTTTGACAATGTACCACAATGTTTCTTTCATTATTTTCTTGAAGTCGGTTGGAAAACTACTACGAACCACATCCATACCCTTTATATCCAATTTATCCGTAGGTTTACCCTCTTTGAATAAAACCCATTGGGCATATCGCTTTTTAGCGTCAATCCATAATCCTGATTTAGCAACATATTCTTGCTTTATCTGAAAACGGTGTTCTTTGGTATTGTGAAACACATCGGCGTATTGATCATACATTGCATTTACATGTTTTTGTATTTCTGAAGCAACCTCATTAGTTTTTTCAATCATGAACTGCTCATCGCTTTCATCGTAGTCCGGATATCGTTTTTCTATAATAGGCAACGAGCTAACAAATGTAGAATCTGTGTCTGTATAGAATGAGAATGGCGATGGTGTACCAGCATTAGTAGAATTGAAGAAATGGTCTTTGCCTGTCTCTTTAGTATAATATGCATTGATTACTTTTGCAGAAAATTTAATTACACTTTGACCGGTTGCCGTAATAGCACCTGCATTGTCTAGATCGTGAAATCGGAAAGTCTTGAGTCCTAATACTCCATAAAATGAATTCAATAACACTTTTTGTGTTAATTGTAATGCATCATAAAATTTATACTCTTCAGACCCAACCTCATATTCATCTCGCTTATTTTTATACTCAACTCGCTCAATAAACCATTTTTTAAGAATAGCCGGGAGAAACCCAACTCTAGACGTATCATATACCGCTCCATTACTAGCAACTGTATATTTGTTGTCTTGCAACCATTGTTTAACGTCTGGTATATCTTGATTGTTAATTGTAACAGAAACTGGATCGGGCTGCAATAAGTATTCTTGATTCCAATTGCGTATAACACCAATCTTAGTTTCTGGAGATATATTCAAACTCATAATGATGCTTGGATATAGCGAAGTTAAATCTAAATCATATATCCATTTATACAAT